TTAATCCCTTTGCAACCTCAGCCAATTTTCCAGCAGGTATATATGATAATATCCAAGCAACTGCAAGTATACCAGCTGCAATTATAATCATTCCAACTACACCAAGGGCAATTGCTGCAAGACCAGCACCTCCAGTCGCCATAATAATGGCTCCAATAATACCGACTACAACACCAAATCCAATTAGGGCAACTACTGATCCAAGTACCCATCCCATTGGGACTTCAGTAAATGTAGTTGGTAGAATACTAAAAATCCATGCAACTGCAAGAATACCTACCGCAACTGCAGCCATGCCAACAACGCCCATTAATAAATCTTTTAATGGTAGCTTTCCTACCGTTTTTGTAACTAATACAAACGCCAGTCCAAAAACTGCAAGTGCTAGACCTGATTTAAGCGCCCAAGCTACTGGCGGAGATTTCCATTCATCTACCAAATATTGAAAGATGAAATTAACACCAACTATCGCAAGAGCTACTAACCCAACTGCGACTGTACCTTTGACCATGTCTTTAAAGCTAGTACGTTTTAATGCGTTTGTAATTTTTACGAATCCAAAACCAAATGCAAATATTGCTAGACCTGACTTAATACTCCATTTTAATGGAGGGGCAATCCATTTGCTTCCTAATTTTTCAAAAATATATGAAACTCCAACAATTGAAAGCGCAACTAGAGTGATTCCAGCAACTCCTTTTATCAGGTCAGGTAAACTGACGTCTTCAAGAGATTTAGATAATTTTATAAATCCAAGACCGAATACTAATATCGCTAGACCTGCAGTAAGAGACCATTCTACGGGAGGCGCTGAATCATAATTTACTTTGAATGCACCAAAGATTTTAGCAACTCCAATGATAGCAATTGCCATTAGTGGAAAGACAAATCCTGCCTTTATAATGTCTTTAGTAGACATTCCCTTGGTAGCTTTAATAACTTTAGCAAAAGAGAAAGAAAAGACGTATAACATGAAACCAGTCTGAAGTACCCACATTATTTCAGGAGGTTCAACGAGCTGAGGTGGTAACAATTGAAGCGCCTGGGCAACTCCTGCGATTGCAGCCGTAATCAATATAATTCCAAGCGCTGCCATTCCTATTGTTTTTAAGCCTTGCTTATTAGGACGAATTCCTCCCTTTTTCATTGCAATTACAATCGACGCAAACACTCCAGCCATCGGTGCTAATGAAATACCTATTAAGAATGCAGTTGCTAATTGAAATGGCCCGACTGGTTTTACCAGCTGTAGAATAACAGATGCTGCCGTAATCATTAATACGGATCCGATCATAACAGCAAAGGTCATTCCAAGTGCACTCTTCTGTGAAATTGGACTGGCCGATTTAGCTGCTCCTAACTTATCAAGTGCAAAGTTACCCGCTCTGGCTCCAAGCGATTGTACAGGCCTGAGTTCTTGATAAATTTGTATAAATGCTCTTGTGATTCCGACCATCGCAAATGAAATTGCAATAGCAGTGACTAATTGAGCAGCTGAAACAGGAACAACTCCCTTTAAGAAATAAGAAGACGCTGCAAGCGCCATTGCTGAAAGAACCATAAATCCTCCAATTTTAAAGGCTCCTCCAAGCGACATTCCTCCGCCCTTAGGCGCCTTTCCTTTTGCAGACGCGTTTTCCTTTATTTCTAATAGAATGCCTTTAATGTCTGTAAGAAGTCCGGTTTGTGTTTTTATCTCTTTATATGTATCGTTTGAGTTTCTTACTAACAAAACTACACTATTAACCATCGAATCTATTTTTTTATCAGTAGATTCGGCATAAGCTGCCAGTTTTGTTATCGGACTTAGTAGCTCCGTATGTTGTTTAGGAGACATTAAATTTATTTATGTTTATAATTTAGAAAGTTCAGAGTCTACCTTTCTATCGCCCTTATTCTTAAGTGTATCAAATAAATCTTCAATTACTTCAGGATTTTGTACTAAATATGCAGCAATAGCAGCGATCGCATGTTTACCTAAAGATGCAATAATTTCAGTAGATTTAGCTTCATCTAAAGGTTGAATGTTTTCTTCGTTAATAAATTCTTTGTACTTTTTAACTTCCATTGCATTAATTATTTTATTTTATATATCTAAAAATAAGGGAACGCTAGTTCCCTTACTTAATTACATCTTAGGTACTCTAATATTAGGTACTTTTATATTTGGTGTTTTTATTCCAGACATTGCTCCAGATGCAGCATCATTCTGGCCTTTATTAGCTTCATTTTCTTTTTTAATAAAGTCAACTAAATCTTTAACAAGATAATGGAATTCATAGTACTCCATCCTATCCAATTCGCTTGGTTGAAGATGTAGATGCTTATAAATCCAAAACCTAATCTTAAAGAAGTTCTCCAGAGAGATCTTGAACAATGAATAAAGATTTGATGCCGTCGCGAAAGTTGATAGGAATAGAGGCCTCCTCATCCTCTATAGTAACTATTAGCTCTGGTTTAATTCCTACCTTTACTTTTTCAGCTAGCTTATATAGTAATAAAAATTTACCGTTAGACCAACCATTCATTTCTACTTCAAGTTCAAAGAGTCTTTTTTGATTAAATCTTCTCCAATCAGTAGCAACATACGGTGCGATTTGAATAAGAGATTGGTCGATATTTTGTTCTTTATCTCTGCGTTCTTTAATATACTTTGTAATTTCTTGCATTACACCAATTGATGGTGGACGCATAAAGATTTCACCATAGCTTTTTGTTCTAATTACATAACCTCTTGCTTGAGCATCATAGTACCTTTCAACTTCTTCAGGAATTCTAAAATAGTCAAAATATTCACGCTTAATCTCAACCTCTTGTGTATTACCACTCTTAGAAGTAAAATCTACCTTTAAGCTATTTTCTGGTTCAGGAAAGGTCAAATCACGAATAGAAAGAATCAAGATAAAACGATCCTCTTCGCAAATATCTTTATATGAAACTCTAGATGTTTTAGAACTAACCATTGTACAGGATTCTACGATTGCATTCAGTTTATCATCAACATCTAAGATGCTATTTTCATCAATTGTAGAAAAGTGTCTAATCTCGGCAACTTTTGCGGCTCTAATCTTAAGTACCATATCCGTTGGGTAAAATCTACCTCCAGAAGGCAAACTGTCGCTTGGAACTTCATGCCAGCCGAGTGCTAAATCAGGAGCAATTGCAGTATCTGGCTTAAACTTATCCATATTGATGCTTCCTAATCCATTACGATTTATTGATTCTTCCATCTTTCGAACATCGTTGTCGTTAGATTCTACTTGTCTTTCACGAGCTTCCAATTCTCTTGCAAGTTCTTCACTGTTTTTGTTGTTTTCTTCTATCATTTTTTATCTTGTTTTAGTTTATTGATATGTTTTTTAACTATTGATTCTTGCTCTCCAATGTCCTGATTTTTTAATTCTTTTTGAATCAGGCCTCTGATGAATGCACTAACTGATATTGGCCTTCCTTGATTTAGAATAGCTTCATTCAATATCAATCTATTAACGGAATCAACTTCATCCTCCGTTAAGAGAACTTGAAGTTTTTTAGTTAATTTATGATTTTTTATAGACATAATATGTTGATATTTTAATATGTTTTCGGTGCAAAAAGAAGGGAAGGACCTGAGATCCTTCCCTCATAATAATATTAGTTTAGTTCTTCTGACCAAGTGTCACATCTCCATCCAACTTCAAGAGTTGCTGGATCTGATGATTCATATGATAATTCACCAGTAAATCCAAGTGCTGACGTAATGAAACAGTCTTCAAGGGTTATCTTTCTATAGATGTCTCCAGCTCTGTTAAATTGTACGATAACTAGAGTTCCTACGTAATCCTTTTTAAGACCCATCTCACCAGTTTCTGGGTTATATTGTTTTCTGTACCATTCTCTTAACGTTTTATAAACGTAAGCCTGGTTTGAATCATTCAAGTTCAATGAAAAGTTTACAGTGACATCAGTCGCAGTTCCATCAGGCATACCTGCGTATGATCTAGTTGCAAATTTATATTTTTGCTCGACTGCTGAAACTTCTCTGTAAAGTGATTCAAGTCCTGAAATTGAATTGACATGTTGTAAAAGAAGGTCTGCTCCTGCTACTCCGTCTGGAGGAAGAATACTTACTTCAAACAAGTTAGCCTGTACTGGCTCAAAATGTTTGCTCTTTTTACTTGTCTGGTCTTCTCTATAATGTGGTAAAGCCATGTTATTGTTTCTTTATTTTATTTTATATATCTTGATTATCCAAAGTTACCTGCTTCGATATCTCCAGTATTTAGAACTGTTACTCTAGATACTAAGATTTCAAGACCTTTAACTGGTTCAACGTAAGTATCTAGGATACCCATGTTGTTATCAATTACTTCAGTTGTGTTGTTAGTCGTATCCATGATATTTCTATAGTCATAAATACCTTGATCAGTTTTTACTGATTCCATGAATGAGTCAGCAAGTGTCTTGATTTCAAGTCTTGTCTGAGCTGTATTAAACTCGAACAAGTAGTTTTGCAAGATTGCTGCTAGACCATCTTCGATGTAAATCAATACCTCTCTTACGTGTGCTGAAGAAAGTGCTGACTGTACGCTTTGTTGTGATGTCTTATTACCTTTAATAACAATACCAGCTCCTCTTTCGAATACAATCGGGTTAATACCAAATGGCTCTATGTAGTCTCTGTCGTTTTTATCAAATGCATATTCAACACCTTGAACTCCACTTCCTCCAACTGCTCCTCTTCTTGGACCTGCAACGATCGACCATGGTAATGAATCAGTGTACTTATCAATATAGTTGTTTGATACGTAAGCTGCAGGTGGAATAACTTTTATTTTTCCATTCTCAAGTACATTTAGACCTGGTCCATAATAGAATCCATAACTAGCTCCTTCATTAATCGTAGGAAGAGTATATAGTGCTTGTGGATTTAGGTTTAAGTTACCTCCATCTGGAATATAGCGAGTTTTGAATTCTCCAGTGTTTTCGTCTAAGAAAGAAGGATTTGTAGATGCCTTAAATTCTTTTACCGTCGGAGCATTTAGAATCGCTGAAACATTTTGTCTTTCTTTTGCAAGAATTGTAAATTGTTCTTTATTTAAGATTCCATTAGCAGGCTCGTATGAACCAAACGTATCTACAAGGTATCTGAACGTGATTGCGTCTTTATCGGATAAAGTGTTAGCAACTCCAGTACCAGGTACCAATACGTCTAATAATTCTTTGATAGTTTTTTCGCTATTTTCAGCACCTTCAAGTACGAATACTTTATATGCGTCTGAGGCTGCATTGAACGATCCAAGAGCATATTCTGGTCCAAATCCTCCAGCGTGATTAGTTTCTCTATGTAGAATAAATGTGTATGTGTATCTGTCGTTAGCTCCTCCATTAATTCCCATCTCAGCCTTTCTTCTGATCTCAAGAATTCTTGCAAGTTTATCTGATCCAACAACTGGAACATACATTCCAACTTTGATATTGTCTTTAATTACTGTAGATTCTGGTGCTCCAGCAGTTGCAGTGTAAACCCATTTGAATTCACCAGCAGTTGCTGCATTTTCAAAGCTCCATCCTGGAATATCTGCAGGGAATCTTACTACTCTTTCGTTAACTGCAATTGAGAATACATCAAACGCATCCTGTGCTACTGATTCGTATGCAGTTAGTGGAGAGTTAGATCCTGTTAAATCTTCAAGATTAGAAGAGAAAGGAACACTTCCAGCTGGAACAACTGTTACTTCACTTCCATTATCATTTACTGAAAGAACTTCAACAAATTCTCCAGAGTTAGCGCTTGGTAAAAATGTTCCAGATGCAAGGTCTCCAGCAGAGAATGTTCCACTGTATGTTAGTGTTAAGTTACCTCCAACTTCAGCGGTAGTATATGTAGCTCCTGTTGAAAGCGCATTAAAGTTTTCGTATTTTGATTTACTGATGTCTTCAATACATACAACAACAACATCTTGTATTGCTAGTGACCATGATTCGTCGGCAACTGCAACTGATTCAATTTTAGTATATTCTCCATCGATTGAAGCATATAAGAAGCTTCCTACTTCAATACCATTGCTAACCATCGTACTGTAGTCTGATAGAGAAACATTTTTAATTGTCATTGTATCTCCACTAACTTCGATTACTTTTTCAAAAGCTGCAATTGAATGTCCCTCGTTAAAATTTTGAGGAGTCTGTTGAATTACAACATGAGATAGTAATTCATAGTCTTGGTGGATATCGAATGCTTCACCTACAAAGTCAATTCTATCAAGTGCATCTTCATTAACAGCACAGAAAAGTCCTGTTCTTCTTGATTCTGCGTTAATTAAAGTTTCAATGTAGTACATTCTACCTTCATTATCCTGAAAGTCTGGAATTAATGAACCGGTATATTTTGCTTCTAGAGTTACTTCTCTTAGGTTAGCAAATGATCCAAATTGTTCAGGAATAATTCCGTTTGTATTAAAGTAGTTTCCATAAGTTGGATCGTTGTTTAACTCAGAAGTAACGAATCTTCCTTTAAATACAAATACATCAACCATATAGTCTGAAATGTAATCTAGATCGTCAAGACCTACAGGTACATTACCTTCACCATACCATTCTCTTGCAGTAACGTTAAAGCCTCTTGTATCTTCAGCCTGCTTTACTACTATCGTAATAGGATCTTGTTTAATGTTTGTAAATGTAAGTGCGTTATCAGAATCTTCTGAAGTGTTTCCAGCAAGATCCAGTAATTTTGCATCTTCTGGAATCCAAAATTTATCTCTATTAAATACATTCTTATAGAGATCGGTTCCTTCGATTGCAATGTTATCTTGCTGAGAACCATTAGTAGTAGGAGACGCCCACCATAATTTATCTGTATCGTTTGATGATGTAAGGTTCATCGCAATGATTGGACCTCTGCTCAAAGTTTCGATAGCAGATCTGTGGAAGTACATTCCTTTTCTTTCTAATGTTTTGTCAACTGAACCAAAAACTTGAATAAATGTTTCTACGTCTTCGATGAAAACTGGTGTATTGTAAGGACCCTTTTTAGAGTGACCTACAACCAGTCTAATCGTTTCTGCAGGAATACTTACAGTTTGTGATTTGTCAAATTCAAGACGGTAAACACCTGAACTCTTAAATTGCTGTAATTGAGGACTTAATGCCATAATTTTATCTTTTTATTTTTTTTCGTATAGTATATATCTCTTACAATTTGCTTTTATTTAATCAAATCATAAATATCATATTGTAAGTCTCCGTCGCTATCCATATCTTTATATAGTATCTCTTCCATCTTTGCGTGTAGATTGAGATCGACAAAGTCTAAAAGCTCTTCTATATAATCGGCATAGTCAGTAGTATTAAAGAATTCAGTTGCAGTAATGCATGTCATTATAAGGTCATCATTTCCCATTTGGGCTCCATAACTACCGTTAGGAAGGACTCCAAATAGACTTGCCTCTGTTACTGTTTCTTCATCTGTTATTTCAATTCTATTATTCTTATATAATTTAGAAAAGTTTTGACAAAAGATTGCCTTATTATCTGCCTTTAACTTAATTCCGGGCTTTAATGTTCTTGCGTCATGTCGGTGTCTAAATCTAATTAACATCTCTTCATCAAAATCATTTCTCTGTGGAAATACAGTTCTTAAATATTGGAAAAGTACAGTACCGTATGTATTGAACTCGACGACCATTTTTACGTTTTCATTGTAGAATATGTCGATTGCAAGAGTGTACAATACCTTCGCAAAGTCTTCGATTACGTGTTCATTACTTCTAAACCGTGCAACTTGTTTTAATTTAAAAAAGTCATACATCGCTCCTGGATTTTGAACATTTTCAATTTCTTTAAGTTCCATTGGTGAAATTTGAAAGATGTTAATTACTGAATAGTCTCCACCATTTCCTTCAGCAATATCGACATCAAATAGCCAAAAGCTTTCACTAAACCTCGCGTCTTCGATATCAAAGTTAGGGTCCCACTTTAAGAATCCCTCAACATCAATTCCAATATTTTCAAATTCATCTAATTCTTGATGTACGTATTTTTGCATTCTCTTTCGCATCTTCTTTAAATCAACAGGATCCATCAAGAGGTTTGAAGAACTTACAAATTCATTACCATATTGTTTATTAAAAGCCTCGATTGAACCAAGGTTTCCAAGTTCTCGTTGGTACCATGCATCGTCCCTCTCTGGATGTTCCCACCAGTCGATTCGCATTGATGTGTATTCATTATCTCCTCTCTCGGCAGCAGCATAGATTTCGTAGAACTTATTAAATCCATTTGGAGTAGATGTAATTGTAAGTCTTGATACTTTAGATGCCGAAAGCGTAGGATAAACGTTTTCATAGAACGAGTCTGCAATCGACGGGTGGATGTGTGCAAACTCATCAATATAAAGGTTGTGGATTGTAAAGCCAATACCAGCCTTAGCAGTTGTAGACTGTCCAATTAAACGACATCCATTATCGCAACGAACATTCATTACGTCATACTTAATAATACCAGGCTTCATAAAGAACGGTAGGTTCTCAAGTACGACCTTTGCCTTATCAATAATCTCCTTGGTAGTATCGCTTTTATTTGCAAGGAGTAGTGTATTCTTATCAGTGTTAAATGTTACATACCACGCATTATAAATTGATGCAGTGACTGTTTTACCCATTTGCCTTGACGCAAGTACAATATTAAAGCGTTCGTGCTGAAAATTACGTAGCATTCTTTTTTGATACTCGCGTAATTTTACCCTTCTGATCCCGTCATCAGTCATTACAACTGCGTACTTTTCAGCAAAGTAGACAATATCTGTTGCACATCTTGCAAGTTCTGCTATCTCATCGTCGGTATATTCGAATACAATATTACCCTTACGTAGAAACTGTTTACCTTCATAAAATGGCATCTTAACTTTAGGTCGATAACCCTGGTCAAGCGCCAATAGCAGGTCATTAACCTGTTTTGTTGACCATACAATTCTATCTGACTGTATGTCACCCTCCTCTTTCGGGATCCAACGATTATCTCCTACATAGTCGCTCATTATTCAGTCTCGTCTATTTCTATATCAGTAATATCTTCCTCTACCTTTCCACTCTTAATTCCAGCCTGAATCGCCGACATTAAGTCTTTAGTACCTCTTTGAATATTTCTATCATTTGAGTCTCCTCCTGATTCTTCAATTTCTCGAGTATCGTCTCTCTTTTTATAGATTTCAATATCGCGTGCAATTCTCTTGGTAGATTCTTCAGCTGCCATTAGATACATTGTTTGAGATTTAATAATATCTAACATTGATTTCTGTAAAGTAGCAAGTACTTCAAACATACGGGGTGCAAGTTCTCCAGATTCAATAGTTTCAAGTAATGTCGTAAGTGCTCTTTCTCCAGCCTGTAGTTGGTATATCAAAGAAGACATAGTCATTTCGTCCATCTTCTTTTTGGCTGCAATATATTCGTCTTTCTCAATTATATCAGCATCTAAATAGAACTTCATCAAACTAGTAATGGTTTTCTTTGCCTTCTTAGTTGATTTTTCTTTTATGTCTCTATAATTAACTGGAGGAAGTGAAGACTGTTGTTTAACAAGTCCTGCTTCTGGCGGATCCTGTTCTACATCTAATGTTTCTGCTTCTCCTATTAAATCATCAAGTTCTTGACGTATTTCGTCGGCTTGATCTCTTATTGTTCTTTTCTTTTCGCTCATATATCGTGATTTACAAGATATGTATCAAATTTATCTTGGGTTGCTATATCTTCTTAATCTAAATGATGGGATCGAGTTATCAATTAAAATAGCAAGATCCGAGTCTCTAACGACATATTGTTGCAGTACATTTATATGCTGCTCTTCTTCAATTACTTTTTCAAATAGTCTAATGTTGCTTATATGAAGAGGTGCTGCAGAGAGGCTCCATCCCTTTCCAGTATTCCATTCTTGTGGTCCTCCTAAGTCTATTACCTCGTTCATTAATGGAGTAATAGTATCTGACCTTTGTTGTGGAAGATTTCTATTTGAATCAGGATCTAATCTATAAATATTAACCCCAAGCTCATTTGTACCATTGTTAAGATTAAGTACCATTCCATACCATACATTATTCTCAAGAGGGTTTGTGTATTCTAAAATCTTAGTTTCACCATTTATTCTGAACTTAATTCGATTTTTACTAGTTGATGCTGAAAAACCAATGTTTATGTCTTCGGCAGATGCGCCATCAATAAATGTATAGTATTCAGTATCTGTTAGACTAAATTGAGGTCTAATCCATGATGTAATCGCTAAATTGCTAGTCGTGTTTAGAGCGGATTGTGCATTATATGTTAACACGAATCTTTCTCCTTCTATTTCCTTGTTATTTAATTCATAGTGGTTTTTTGAAATTAGGGTCCACTTGTTGCGAATTTCAGCGTCTGCTATCTTAAGATCTGGATGTTTACTAAATCTAATATCGTCTTCAAGTTCTTGATAAACAGTCTTGTATTGTTGAGGTTTCGTAACCTTTTCAAATTCTTGTTGGATCTCTTCTCCAAATATTTCCTCTACTCCTACTGTTAAATCATTAACCTCTTGCTCAATATCGCTATCAATATGAATCGAACTTGTCCTGTCTTCCCATTTTCTAAGTTGAACTCTCCAGTATGTCATTGTCATATTGAATTCATCAGCTAGAGAAACTGTACTAATCTCGTACATTCTATTAATAAGAGGAAAATAGAGATAGTCTCTGCTTCTTGGTTCCTTGCCTATTCCGAATGCACTAGTGAACGCTTCTCCGTTGATATGAATTTCAAACTCTTCAAAATCCATTCCGAAAATATCGAAGTTAAATTCTCTTGTTGGAAAAGAATTGTCAGGAACCATAATCTTAATGTTAGACTCATCAACAACATTATAGAGAGAATATTCTTTAAGAATTACATCTCTACTTCTTTGATCCGGTTCTACTCTAAAGTATTTTACATCATGCCCAAACATTTGATTTGAAAGTGCACTAAGCTGTCGATAGATAGCGGTTGGCTTTTTTATTGCATATGGATTCCAAACATCATCCGTACATTCAGTTATAATATTTGCACATCCATCCATTGCATAGGGATCACTACACTCTTCGCACCAGTTTGGACAAGACTCAATGATACCTTCACTTGTTTCAAGTTCAAATGTAATACTAAGCAGGGATATTGAATGTCCGTCTGACAATCTATCAACCTCTAGTCTAACATCTAACCAAAGTGGCTGTGTACTGTCAAATTCTTTACCAATCAATCCATTAGAATCACTAACAGTATCAAGGTCTCTAAATTCGCTCATTTCACCTCCATCTGGAAGTTCACTTTGGGACCATCTGTATTTGTAAGTGAAGTAATTATTAGCGGTTTCTGGTAGGTAGAAGTTAAATTGACCTCCAATTGGAGCAGCCTCAGTAATTGTAAATTGATTCGGGTAGAGAACTTGATCAACTTCAAAGATTAAATTGCCAATAATAAATTTATCTCCGGTTTGAAAGTTTAAATTTGTTCCTATTCCTTCTACTAGGGTACTCTCTTGAGCGAACTCAAGCTTACCTACTGTATTTGAATTGCTAATACCTGCTAGAATGCTCCAATCCGTAACTCGAACCACATTTAGGTATGGTTCTTTTAGTCTAGCAATAAAAGTATCGCCTATTTGATTTGCTGTGAAATTGTTTACCATTACTTTTTAATCTTATCTTGAGGTGTGAATACTTCTCCAGCCAACCAGCTAGCAACAAACCCTGTTAGTGAAACAAAGTAAACTGCCAAATCTGTAAGGCTTGCGCTAAACCAGATTGCCGCTCCTCCAGCAATAGCCCAGATAGCGACAACGACATAAATCATAATCTCTCTTCTGGAACTTGGTCCTGTTTTTAAGATTCCTGTTTTATCAGAAGGTCTCTTTGATTCTCCCCAAATATAGGTTGCTACATATGCTGTTAATGATCCAAAGTAGACTGCAAGGTCTTTTAGATCGGCGTTTTTAAAGGCTCCTAGGATTCCCATCACAACCCAAAGGATTACCGTGATATAAACTAGTCCTTCTCTCTTTCCAAGATTCGACATAATGATTCAAGATCTTTTTCTTTATATATCTGAATCATAATCAGTAATCACTAACACTTCTGGGTTATCGTTCTCATATGGTTCGAGAACATCAATCATTGGCATAATTGCCTCTGCGTTTTCACTTGTGTTATGCTCGGTTAGGAATATATCAAGAGACTTAAGCATGTCTCCAAGTTTAATTACACCGTAATGTTTATTATTTTTTAGAATTCCCGATCTTAATAGAATTGAATTAACGATTGGAAGCTCATGCTTGCTAAAATAATCAAACGTTCTAAAAGTCCCTCTAATTACCTTAATTGAAAACTTAATGGTCTTCATTTCATCAATCTTGACTACTCTAGAATATCCTGCATTTTTAATTAGGTCTATTTTTACCCACCTTAGATTCTTAATGTCTTCAAGCATTCTCCAAATAAAATATGCCGAAGTTGCCTCTTTATAAATCATTGAAGTCTCTATAGATTGAAACTTATTGATTTCGCTTCTAAAATAGGTTAGCAAAATAGAACGTAGGCTGGCTGCCTCGACAAGAATTGAATTATTGTCAAGATTTTTATAGTTTGGAGTTTTCTTAATTAAACTCCAAATCCTGGCATCTATTGAATTGTATCGGTAGAGTACAATGTCAGTTACCTCACTAAAAGTATCATTACTTTGTGTAAACATTAATTTGCTTTTCTATTTTCATTAGATCTGCATATAGGCTTTCCTTTGCAAACTTCTTCATCTCTTCAAACTCGCGGTTTCCTATTTCATTTTTATCCATATAAATCTGAATCGCAATTGGATCGGGAGTATATTTATCAGCAACATCCTTTGGTGCCTTTTTAGTTTTAGTGTATATCCATCCTGGAACACTTTTAAATCTAGAAGCAACCAAAGACCAGCATTCAACAACATTACCTCCATCGATACCATTAACATTAAATGCCTGGGCGTTTGTAGGATATTTAATAGCAAAAAAGCGATTAATCATAAAATGATGTCGCTTTTTATTTACCTGTTTTATTTTTTTATAGTCTGCTGGCCTTGTAAATAGAATTTTTACAAAGTCAAATAGTTTGGTTTCGTCTAGCATATTAAAGATAATTCCTTAAAATAAGTTATTTAAGTTTTTAGTCATCGGCTTTGCATTTGTTTCTTTTTCAGACGACTTTTTTCCAATTTTCTTAATTGGTTGTTTTTCTTCTGGAATATCCATGTTTGCAAATGGATCTGCTCCAGCAGGAGCGTCAGATCCTTTTAACCAATGACTTTCTTTAAGAATTTTATCTTTATCAAACAATACTCGCATATTATCAACAGCACCTTCCCATTCCGAATCTATTTCTTTATAAATAGCTTTTTGAATTGCATCTGGTATGATTCTATTATGTAGAACCATTAATGAGATGTTATTATTGAGACTACTTTTAATTAAATTCTTTGAACCTTTAGCAACAACCCTGTATATTATTTCAGAAAGATGCGTCTTCTGTTGGTCTGAGAACAGGTAGTCAATTGTAAATTTGTTATCAAATTCTTTAGTATATTGTTCCCATATTTTAGTAGCTATTTTATCGGTGATAGAGTAATTACGAAGCTTTCCATTCTTCATCTCTTTTTGCCATGTTACTACCGATGGAATATTATCACTAGAGTCTCCTACTAGAATTTTCTTAAAAATAAACTCTTCACAGTCTACTTCATTAATATCGATCTTATTTTTATTAATCCACTCTAGTATATTATATTGATATTCGTCTCGGCCAACATGAGATCCTCCCATATTAAAAAGAAGCTCATCATTACTTAACTTTTGAGAAGCCATTAATTCCATATCTTCTTTAAAACCTTGATATGCATATAATTGCTTTTTGCTGTTCCAGTACCAAATCGTATGCGCATCGTTTGCTTCTGATCTATTTACTAACTGAATTAAATCTTTGTCTCCTGTCCAAACAATGCAGCTTTTACCTCTGTCATTTAAGGCAACTGACCATCCAAAAATAACATCATCTGCTTCTGCGCCTTGTGTTTGCTGTATGGTTACTCCATGTGATTTAAGGATTTGCTGAAATTCTTCATATATTGAATATACATTAGACCACTCAACTGAGCTATCAGGCTTACGTGTACCTTTATAGTCTGATTCAGGGTAAAGATCTTTTCTCCATGACTTTGAGTCAATTGCAACAACAATATCATCAACGAAGTATTGCATCTTTCTTATCTCAGAAGCAAAGTCAATTGCAAGCTTGCGCATAAACTGTCCTTTTGAATTCTCATCTCCTAATAGTTTACCGTTCTTAGGTCTAGGCAAGACAAAAAGTCTGCTGTAGACAAAATAGTTTCCGTCGATTAATAGTGTATGTTTTCCCACTTTCATTGTTTATCTTATTTTATAGATTAAATATAATCATTTTTCATGACATATAAAAATCTAGAATCATTTATTTTACGCAGACTTTATAATAGTCTGTAAGGAATATACACAGCTGAGCATTGTTATAACTGGATCAATAACATGTACTCTTTGTGCTTGATGTTGAGCTACTGTTATAATAATCTGAGGAATGTGTTTAACGCTTTGTTGTTTTTCCTGCTGTATGTATTCTATAAACTCTGAGCCTAATGCCGCAAGTATATCATCAATTCTATTGGCATAATTGCTTACTAGCATTTGATAGTTTTTAGCTGGATCTGTTTCATTAAAGACCAGTTCAAATACATCTTTAAAT